AGGTCAGTTGGCTAAGACGAATGAGTGTGTAAATCCTTAGTTTCTTTATCTTTTTTTCTTTTTTAATAAAAAAGTATTAATTTTAGAGTAAGTTTAAAAAACATATATAAAAAAGGGAAAATAGGGAAAAACACACCGTTTTTCATATGCCATGTAACATACTGGAAATGGGGGGGTTTGTTCACTGAAACGCGAATAAATCCCCTGAATCAATGCGTTACACGCTCATTCAGGTCTAAAAATAGCCCCTCTGAAAGCCTTATATTACGTACGTTTCAGATGTTAATGACGGCTAAACTCCGCACTGTGCCTGGGCTTGGGCGATCTCGAAAATAAAGTTTTTCGACCCCCCTCGATTGTTTTCATTTTACTCAACACTTCATCGAACGTACGACCTACGTTCTAAGTATGTTCGAGTTTGTTTTCATTTGTAAGATAATTCCCGTGGTGCTCCCTAATTCAGAAACTAGTTTAAAAAGTAAATTTGAAATTTTGATTCGAAAAACGCATCGAAATCACGATTTTGATAGCTTTTTGCTATCACACGAACCTACGTTCACATTAAAAAAGCGGGAGCCAGCGAACGCCAGCTCCCGCAACTTGCTGATTTGTGAAACTATTCTTCCTGAAGTCCCTCGGCCTTGATCGCTGCCTCGACTTCCTTCAAATCAGCGTCGGCCAGCTCGTACTCGGTCGACCAATACGCGAGCTGTTGCTTGTTCGCGTAAGTGTTCGAATCCTCGTACTTGCTCACGGCGTCGTCCAGGTTCTTCCCGCACAACAGCGTATCCCGGTGAACCCGGTCCTTGATCGCTGCTGCCGCCTTGATCGCTGCCATCTTCGCGCGGTCTTTCGCCATCTCGCTGCCCTGCAGGTCGATGCGCTTGTAGTTCGCACCACCCAAGAAGCCCTCGAGATCTGGAATGACTGCTTCGATGAACACGCGCTCGCGCTCGGCTTCCTCGTCGATCTCGGCTTTCCGCTCTGCCAACCTGGCGCGAGCAGCCTTGACCAACGGGTCTTCCTTGCCTTTGCCTTTGCGAGCCACAGCGACCGGCGCTTCGGGGCTGAAAAAGTTCACGATGCCCTCGATGTCGGCCTTGAACCGCTCGTCGTCATCCTCGTAGTACTGCATCGCGCTGTCGCGCAGCTCGATCGCCTCGTTGAGCGAAGCCTCGTTGCGCGTCGGTGCGCGGTTGTAGAAGATGAACGAACTGGCGGCACGAAACAGCAGCGAATTCGCCACTCTGCGTGCCACGTATGGCCGGCGGTTTTCGGAAACGAGTCCCACCATGTTCTTGATCACGGCGGACAACGGCTCCCACGCGCCTTCAAATGTTTGCATTTCACTCATTACTGCTTACCTCTCTTGGTTACAAGTTGCTGTTTAAGCAGGAAACGTCGATACGGTCATCCTGCTGCGTGTCTATTCCTCCAACTAAAATGAGGATAAGACACTAAGTAACTCTCCGGACGAAGTCCGCAGCGAGGCCGCCAGGCCGAGCCACACGGCGCGCAGCGACGTTGTCACTTCGCACGAAGCGCGCGCAGCGCGCGGAGCCTACGTTCGCAAATTTTTTTCGCGCCTGGGGGCGAAGCCCCCCAAGCGGGGGGCTTCTCCCAAACTCCTTCTAGCCGTGACCACCCGGCGTCTTCGACTTCCCATCCAGCTCGACCCAGGTCGAGCGGATCATCCGTTCCAGACTCCGCAGATCACTGTGGGTGAAGCTGATGAGGCCACAGCGGGCCTCTTCAGCACGGTTGATGCGGTAGTCGAGATAATTGGCTACCGCCAGCAGGATGAGCTTTTCCTTGAGAATGTGTGTTCTCATCGGTCAGCTCGCTTTCGGCGTGTACTTGTGGAAGGTCACCTTCATCATCGGGCGTTCCTTGGTGACTTTTTTCTTCTTCTCCCAGTACCGGTTGGGGAAGATGTTCAGCCACAGCTTGCCGTCGTTCTCCAACGCGGCCTCGAGGGTTTCGGCATCCACCTGGACGATGTTGCTGGCCCAGTCCTTACCCTCCTTGCGCCACACCGGCTGGAAGTCATCTGCTTCCGCCTTTTCTTCCTTGGCTTTCGCCAGTTCCGCATTCAAGCGGTCCAGTTCACGCAGCAACTGCGCGTTCGTCATCTTAGCCATTATGATCTCCTTGATAGATCGTTATGATGCACGGAATTGTGCATCGGAAAGCCCCCGTTGCCAGGGGCTTGTCCTGATACCAACTCAGTCGAGATTGACAACCGTCAGGCCGGGGATGATCTCCAGCAGCTGTTCGGTCACGCTTTTGTCGGGGGCATCGTCAACCTGCTCGGGGCAGGTATCGATGAACTCCAACTCTTCGCATTCCGCCCACCGCTTGGCCGCTGCGATCGCTTCGGCCTTGGTGTTGAAGGCGAAATCATAGGTCGCCCAGGGCGTATGCATGCCATCGCAATCGGGGTCTACGGCCATCATGCGTGGCTTCCAACCCGCGATGGGCATGTACACATCAATGAAAACGTCTGGAAGTTGTTTCACAATTAATCCTCCTGTTAGTCAAAGTAGTTTACGAGTTTGTCCAGATCCGCCCGGGTATCCAGCGTATCCAGCACATCGTCGTAACACAGCGAGTCCTCTATCCAGTGGTCCAGCTGAGTGAAGATTTCCTCAACATGTCGGTGGGTCAGGTAATACGAACCCGACTCAGGACTCTGCTTTCGATAGGCAAGCATCTGATTGGTCGCCCGATCGATGACCTTATGCATCGAATGCAGGCTGGCCACTACTGCCAGTTTCAACAAATACCGCTCACGATCAGTCAGCATCACATCACCTCGGCTTGGGCTGCTTCATCCGCTGCTTCCGGAATGACGATGAGAAACTGTAAACGCCCAGCATCGAAACGGGCTTTGCACCGCACGATTACCGCATCACGACACTCGGTCCCCTCGAAGTTCCACACCTTGCAGGGATGCTGAGCCAAGCCCAGATCCCAGGTGCCAGCGAGCCAAATCGGAATGTCAAACTTCAGCCAATCCTCCAACTCGCCGTCGAAATACGCCGAGACAAAGCTGTCGGGCTGGGGACGATTGAGGAACTGCCTCTCAGCATTTTCAAACTGCTTGAGGAAATCCTCATTGAGATGGGATTCTTCATCGAATGCTCCCATCATGAAGCACGGCTCCTTGACCGTGAATACAGGGATATTTTCCACAACTTACCTCCCAATGAACCAATACAACTTGCGATAGTTACGGCGCAGGCGATACCACAACCAGAAGTCGTAGCATTTCCGAAGCACCAGGATCAGGCCATAGCTCAGAGACAAGCCGGCCCACATGACACCGCTCACAATGGCGGTCAATGCGATTGCTTCCATGATGTCCTCCTTGGACTGCGATTCTCGGAATGAGAACCAAAAAGCCCCCTGTTTCCAGGGGGCTTCGGGGCGTCACTCAGAGATTTCTGAGATGGCCTTGGCCACGGCCTTTACGGCCTCGGGGATATGTGGCGCCCGCTTTGCTATGGCTTCGGGCATATCCCCCAGTAGTTGCCAGAACTCACGGACTACGACCATGTCAGTCTCTACCGTGATCTTGATGCGCCCACGATCAGCGGGCTGATGTTTGAAGAACTTCTTCATGTATGACCTCCTTGATGGTCAGTTGGGTTGGACTTACTTGCGATACCACTCAGTAGCCTGGACAGCAGCCAGGAACTCGTTGACATCCGAATCCGGCTCGTGAGGCTTGATTGGCTTGTTGATAGGCAGCTTGTGTCCCTTGGTACCTGCCTTGTAGCTGAGCTTTACACTCTGTATCAGGCCCAGTTCATCCTTGGTTCCAGTGAGCTTGTCCGCAGCTTTGCGACCCGTACGGCCGGCGGCGTTGGCTACTTGCATTGCGATTACCTTTAACATGTCGTTCTCCTAGTTGAGTTGAAGTAACACACCCCTATGGGTCCCCCTGGCCGAATCCGGAAGCCGAATCCGAACCGGGGGGTGCCCGGTAGAAGGGGTGTAAGAAGCTTCGAACCCCGAATTTCTGAAATTCCCCCTACAGCGCCTCTTGCTTTATTCTCCAATGAGTTCCCCAATGAACTCATTTGCCCCCCGGGTTCCCGCCGTCGTAGAATCCCCCCAGGGAATGCGGAGTATCACGAGTGCCGTGTGAAGGATGTAAAAAAAGAAGGGAAAAGATAAAGCGGGTGTTCTCGAGGGTATTCAACCGCCCGGAACCCGAGGTCGAGTTTGACTACGATGAAATAACGGGAGTAGCGCGAGTCTCGAAAGAGGACTACGAGAAGCTGTCAGCGCACTGGCGTAAAGGCAGTGGCGGGGATCGTTCACTGTGAACCCCAACGTCAAGCTGCTGCAATCGCAAGATGTCAATCACGCATTGGAAACCCTTGATCCGCGCGAGCGGCGCTACGTGCTGCAAGTCACTCTGGGCCGCATGTCCAAGGCCGAAGCCGCCAACGACGCCGGCTTTGCCAATCCGCCGACCGGCCTGGCCGTGACCAACGCGGTGGCGGTCATCCAGCGCAAGCTGGCCGAAGAACTCGTAATTGACTTCAATCACGTAGCGGTGGGTCTGCAGGATGCGATTGAAATTGCCCGGGCCAAGGGCGAGCCGATGAGCATGATCGCCGGTTATCGCGAACAGGCGAAACTCGCGGGACTCATGGTTGAGAAGAAGCAGGTCAACGTCAGTGTCAAGCACATCTCGGAGGAAGACCTGGTCGAGATGGAAGAGGACGAGTTGAATGCTTTGATCGAGAAGGCTGACGCCATTGAACTGACGCACGCCGAGTATGAACGACTCCCCGAAGAATGACTTAGGCCCGTTCCAGCACGAGGACACGCCGGGGGGGATTGTCCACAACGACCCCAACGACCTTGACCGGTTCGCACCGCCGGAATATCTGGTCGATCCGGACGGCCCGGACCTCGACCACCAGCTGACGACGAAAATTCGTGGCGAGCTGGCCAAGCGCGAGAAGTGCCGGCGCAGCCTGATCGCGTTCTGCGAGCGGTTCGCGCCGATGGTCAGCGGCGAGCCGTATGTCGCCGGTTGGGTGCATCGGGACATCGCCCGACGTCTGACCAAGTTCATGCGCGCGGTCGAGCGCAAGGAACGCCCGCGCCTGATCCTGCTGATGCCGCCACGGCATGGCAAGAGCCTGCTTACGAGCATCCTCTTTTACGCCTGGGTACTGGGACATCACCCCGAGTGGCGCATGTTCAACGTCGGCTACAACGAGGATCTGCCGGTCGACTTCTCCAAGGCGATACGGGACATCCTTTCATCGAAGGCGTACCAGCTGATTTTCGCCACCCGCATTGCCCAGGGTGATCGCTCAGCCTCCGACTGGGCCACCTCCGGTCGCGGCGGCATGCGCGCGGCGGGTATGGCCGGCGGCATCACCGGTCACGGCGCGCACATCATGGGCATCGACGACCCGCTCAAGGGCAGCGAGGAAGCGGACAGCCAGGGCGCGCGGGACAAGTTGTGGGAAGGCTTCGTGGCGAACGTTCGAACGCGCATTCAACCCGGCGGCGGCGTGCTTGTGATCCAGACCTGGTGGAACGACGATGACCTGGCCGGGCGGCTGCAAAAGCTGAACGTGCTCGATGACGAGATGGCCCAGTACCGTGACAAGTACGAGGTAGTCTCCTACCCGGCCGTGACCGAGGACGACGAGTACGAGTACTACGACCGGCAGACGGAGAACATTATCCGCATCCGGCTGAACCAGACCGAGGACTTCACCGCGCCCTACACGCCCGAGGAGTTGGAGGACCTGGACTATGAACTGATCCGGGGACCGAACGAGGCGTTGCACGAGGAACGTTATTCGTACCGCGAGCTGATGGCGATCAAGGCGGACGTATCGGAACGGGTCTGGGCCGCGCTGTTCCAGCAGAACCCGATACCCGACAGCGGTATTTTCTTCCGCAAGGAGCATGTGTTCCTGATCCCGGAGTTGCCCGACCCGCGCAGCGGTACGGTCTGCACCGGCTGGGACTTTGCGATTGGCGAGAAGAAGCGCAACAACTTCACTTGCGGAGCGACGTTGCAGATGGTGCCCAGCACCTGTTGCTACGTACGCAACGTGCGTAAGTTCAAGGCGCGCGACGACCGCGTGTCGTCGATCATCATCGCGGCGATGGTCGAGGAAGCGTTGCATTACCTGGAGATGGAAGACCCGCCGTACTACGTGATCGCAGTCGAGGACGGGCACATCTGGCGGTCGATGAAAGACTCTGTACGGGAAGCGTTCGATCGCGCTAAGATACCCATGTCCATTATCAGCGAGTACTCACCGGTTACGGACAAGGAAGCGCGGGCCACGCCGATGCAGGACAAGCACGAGCGCGGCTACCTGCGTATACCTGAGAAAGCACCCTGGACAGCGGGTTACATCAGGGAGTTGATGAATTTTCCCAACGCCAAGGACCTGGATCAGGTAGACTCCTCCGCATGGGCCGTTAAGAAACTCGTCGAACTGGGTCCCCCCCGCCCGAAAACGGAACAGGTCAAGCGAGAACGGGACCGCTACGCAGACAGCAGGTACAAAGGATGGCGCGATCGTTTGGAAGCCGCTCGTTATCGCAAAAGCAAATCGCACATGAGCGCATGATAGTTCAAGGATAACCCATGGATCAGGTACCTACGCTGCCCACCGACCCCGCTCTCGAAAACTGGTATCGATACACATACATGCGCGATGCGGGACACATCGACTTCGTCGAGAAAGCCCGTAACTGCGAAGACTACCTGGCCGGCATCCAATGGGACGAGAAAGACCTGGCGATCCTGCGCCAATCCGGCCGACCGGCCATGACGATCAACAAGCTGCTGTCCACCATTGACCACCTGACCGGCGAGCAGTTGTACAACCGCGCGGCGATTGCCTACCGGCCCGCCCGGGGGATGGCCAACGCAGCCGTCGCCGACGCCCTGACCAAGGTCCACATGAACATCGCGCAGGCGAACCGCCTGAGCTGGGTTCGCACCGACGTCTTCCGCGACGGCCTGGTGACCGGACGCGGGTTTTACGATGTCCGGGTCGACGCTAACACCAACTTTATGGGGGATGTAACCGTGAGCCGAGTGGCCCCCGAACTGGTGTTGCTCGATCCGGACGCTTCCGAATACGACCCCGACAAGTGGTGTGACGTCGGCCGTTCTTACTGGCTGCCCCTGAACGAGATCAAGATGCTGTTCGGGGAAGAGATGGCGCGCGAGTTGGAACCGATCGAACCGGGCTATTCGCCCTACCAGTTCGCCGACGATGACTTCGTTCGGGATGGGACGTTCGCCGCCGCCCGCGCCCCGGTGGCCGGGGACATCTACACGCCCTGGGGCCGGGACAAGTTCTACCGAGTATTCGAGCGGCAGTATTACGAAGTCACCAACGGCAGCGTGTTCGTCGACACGATACACGGCGAGATCGTACCGGTGCCACAGCCATGGGACCACAACCGCATCTCAGATTTCCTGCAGCGCAACCCGGAAGTCCACATCATGCGGAAGCGGATCAAGAAGATTCGCTGGTCAGTCACATCCGGTCCCCTGACACTGCACGACTCGTGGTCCCCCTACAAGCACTTCACCATCGTTCCGTTTTTCACTCATTTCCGCCAGGGCCGCACTTACGGTGTGGTCGAGCACCTGATCGGTCCCCAGCAGATTCTCAACAAGTCCCGCAGCCAGGAATTGCATGTCATCAATACCTCGGCCAACAGCGGCTGGGTAGTGACGGACAACAACCTCGTCAACATGACCGAGCAGCAGCTGGAAAGCGCCGGCTCGCAGACCGGCGTGGTCATCGTGGTCAAGGATCCGCAGGGCATTGAGAAGATCAAGCCGAACCAGATTCCCACCGGCCTGGATCGGGTCAGTTACAAAGCCGAAGAAGACATGAAAAACATTTCGGGTGTATCTGACGCGCAGACCGGTTTCGCCCGTGAGGACGTATCGGGTAAAGCACTCCGAGCAAACCAGGCTGCGGGTAGTACGTCGTTCGCGCCCTTGTTCGACAACCTGGCGCGCTCGGACCATATTTTGGCGCATCGGATTTTGAACCTGATCCAGACGTTCTACACTGAGCCGCGTCTGGTGCATATCGTGGGGACCAAGCCTGGGCAGCGGGATGAAACGCTGGTGGTCAACGAAGTGACTGCCGAGGGCGAAATCCTCAATGACCTGAGTCTGGGTGAGTACGAGGTCGTGGTGACCAGTGAACCGGATCGCGACACCTACGAGGAAACCCAGTTCGATCATGCCATGGACCTGCGCGAGAAACTGGGCGTGCCGATACCCGACGAGTTCATGATCCGGGTCAGCAAGCTGCGCGACAAGGAAGAACTCATCCAGATGATGAATCCTTCCGACCCCGAGCAGGAGCAGTTCGACAAGCAGTACAGCAACGAATTCAGACTGGCCGAGCTGGAGAACCTGCGTGCCGAAGGCGCTTCCAAGAAAGCCGATGCCCTGCTCAAGTCGGTACGCGCGGCCAGTGAACAGATCAATATGGAAGGCGCACAGAACGGCCTGTCTCCCGAACTGATCGGGCAGGCCAAGGTCGAGATGTTGAAGGAAAACCAGAAACATCAGAACGAATTGGAAATCCTCAACCAGACCTTCATGAACAACCTGCTCGAGATGCGTGAACAACATGCACTCGACATGCGTAAGCAACGCGCGCTTCCGAAACCAACCCCCGCAGCCAACAGGAGTTAACCCATGGCAGACGCAGCAGCCGCTACCCAAGAACAAGAAGTCGATTATGGAGACAACCTGACGCCCGAACAGGAAGCGTTGGCCAAGGCGCGCAACGCTGAGAAAGAAGGCCCGCCGATGTCTGATGACGAGGTCGACGCCGCACTCAAGGCGCTGGCCGGTGGCGAGACTGAAAAGACTGAAGAGGTTGCCCAGGAGGGGGCGGCCCCGACTGAAGAGACTGAGCCGGCAGGCGCCGGCAAGACCGATGAAGAAGGAAAGTTCATTCCCAAGGACCGCTTCGACGAGGCAGTCAAGAAAGAGCGCGACAAGCGGATCGCTGCCGAAAACGAACTCAAGCGACTCAAGCAAGAGGCGCCCAGACAAGAGCAGAGTCCTGCTGCACCGGCCACCACCAGGACCATTGATGACGACATTGCCGCCGCCAAGCAGGAGGTCCTGGATACGCGCACGAGTTGGCAGACCGCTCTGCTCGACAACGATCAGGCCGAGGCGAATCGCCTGTTGGCGCAGATGACTGCAGCCGAGGAACGTCTCGATGAACTGCGCCTCGAGCAGGCCAGCTTTACCACGCGCCGTGCAGCCACCGAAGACATTTCATTCGACACCGAATTGAAGCGTCTGGAACAGACGTTCCCGCAGATCAATCAGGATGCCGAAGAATACGATGCCGAGATCGATCGCAAGGTCACTCGCCTGTTTAACGGCTTGGTCAACGGTGGCACCAATCGCATTGACGCTTTGCGCGAGGCAGCATCGGTTTATCTGAAACCGGCCAAGAAAGAATCCAAGAAGGAAGAAACCGAGGAAACTTTACGCGACAAGGCCAAGACCGCGTTGAAGGAAACGGTGACCAACCAACCGCCGGTTGCTGATGGTCCCGCTGCAACCAAGCAGCCGGTACTGCGGCCTTCGCGCATGACCGAGGAGCAATTCGGTAAGTTGTCCGAGGAACAGAAAGCGGTTCTGCGTGGAGACGTCGTATGAGTCTCCACAAACGCCTCACGCACGATGAACAATACGCCATGTACGGCGCAGCGATCCGTTCGATGGAATCCAGGGGCAACGTTTTTTACAGCGGCGAGATGAATCGAGTGAAATACATCGCTCAACTGGCCAATCTGGATCACCATCCAACTCCCCAGGAATGGGAAGAAATTCAGAAGCTCGCCCGCATCCTGGCCAAGGATGCGGTCGTGAATGTGATCGAGGGCAAAGATGTCAGCAATCCACTAACAAGAAAGAAAATTTGTGATATGCTTCGCCCAACAAATTCCGCAAGCGCGAGCGATACCGCGCAGTGTTCGCCACACTAAAACCGAGCGTTTCCGCAGGCCCAAGCGAAAGGAGGCACTACACGTTTGTTTTTTGACTCAATTCGGAGAAGGCAATGCTTACAAATTTCAACGCATTGACTGACGAGCAAAAAACAGCGTGGTCGATGGACACCTGGCGGATGGCCCGCAACATGTCTTTCATCAATCGGTTCCTTGGAACCGATGAAAATTCGATGATCCAGCGGATCACTGAGTTGACTGAAAGCGAGCGTGGTTCCCGTGCAGTGATTACGATGGTCGCCGACACTGAAGGCGACGGCGTTGCAGGTGATCGGACCCTCGAAGGAAACGAGGAAGAGATCAAAGCCTACGACGATGTAATCAACATCGATCAGCTGCGAAACGCTCATCGTCATAAAGGCCGCATGGCCGAACAGTCCTCAGTCGTCCGGTTCCGCAAGGAAGCCAGAAACAACCTGGCCTACTGGATGTCTGACCGCATGGATCAGCTGGCTCTCCTGACGCTTGGAGGCTTCAGCTACAACCTGCACACCAATGGTCGGACCCGTGTCGGTTCCGAGTTCAACTACCTGTCGTACGCTTCCGATGTTCGCGCACCCACGGCTGCTCGCGTAGCCAACTGGGATCCGACCGGCGGCCTCGATGTCGGTGGTTCGACCGGTGCCGTCGCTACTGGTGACCTTCCCACCTGGGAACTCTTCATCGAGGCTCGCGCCTACCTGAAGAACCAGTACGTACGCGGTGTCCGCACCGAGGGCAACGAAGAGTACTACTATGCCCTCATGACCCCAACTGCGATCGCCAAGCTGAAGCAGGATACGACGTATATGGCCAATTTGCGTGAAGCACGCGAACGGGCTTCGTCCAACCCGCTGTTTACCGGCGCAGTCGCTGTTATCGATGGCATGATCATCCACGAACATCGTCACGTTCCCAACTGCAGCGGCGCCACCAGTGGTGTCGATCAGTGGGGTGCGTCGAACAATGTGGATGGTAGTTCCATCCTGTTCTGCGGTGCCCAGGCTCTGGGTATGGCAGACATCGGTAACGGCACCTGGGATGAAGAAGGCTTTGACTACCAGAACCAGCAGGGTATCGCGGTAGGCAAGATCTTCGGCTTCCTGAAACCGCAATTTGAGTCCATGTACGCTCAGAACACCGTGCAAGATTTCGGTGTGCTCAGCGTATATGTGTCTCACAGCTAAGGGAGGGTGAGTCATGCCTAGAACTACTGGCTATCTTCAGCATCCCTGTGTCGCAACTGCGGTCATTACGCCGAGCATGGTCAACGATTGGACCGCAGCCCTCAAGCTGCTGACCATTCCGAACGATGCTTTGCAGCTGTGGGGCTACATTCATGTCCTCGAGGCTTTCGACGACAGCAGCACGCTGACGATCGACGTCGGTCATGGTGGTGATCCGAATTTCTACACTGCCATTCCGGTCAACCTCAAGGCCACGGGTGTAACCGCACTTGATGCCGCCGCTGCAGACGGTGTCCAGTTCCCGAGTACGACTGAAGTACAGGCTTCCTTTGCCGCAGCGGGTGCAGACTCGCAGGTCGGTAAGGCGGTCGTCTACATCGCGTACTTGCGTCCTGGTGCCGCGCATGGTGTTGGCTAAACAGGATTTGGCCGGGGGGCAACCCCCGGCCATTCCCCCCATTCCTGTGGAGACTTAAATGAAACCGACGCTGATGGTATGCAACCGCGATGTGACCCTACGCACGATTTACGGGTCGGTCGCCTTCCAAAAAGACAAGCCACGCCTGGTCCCGCCCAGCCTGGTTGCCGAAGCATTGCATATCGGGGTTCTCCCCGTTGATCAGGACAAGCCCCTTTTCAAGGAAAAGGCCAAGGAAGATGAGCCGGTCGACCCCGGCACGCGCGCAGTGCGAATTGGCGAAGCCATTGAAGCACTCTACGCCAAGAACAATCCCGATGACTTCACGGCCGGCGCCAGCCCCAAATTGGTTGCCGTGGCACGCGAAGCCGGGCTGCCCAAGGTAGGTTCAGCTGAAGTGAAAACCTACCTTGAAAAGCGCAACAAAGCAGCTTTTGACAAGGCCATGGAGCAGAAGAAAGCCAAGAAGAAAACTCCTGCCAAGAAGGCTGCGGTAGCGGAGCCACCAGACGACGATGAGTACGAAGGCTGAATTTGCTCTTGATCGCGCTCGAATCGAGTTAGGCGATTCCGTTCAGCCTTATTTCTGGGAGGATTCTGAACTCCTCGCATATTTGGACGAAGCTCAATCCGAGTTTTGTCGGGAAGTCCCGATCCGGGATTCCAGAACCCAGGAAGTCTGCGTTCTGGCCTACAAGGCCAACGCATCCGACGTTCCCTACCACGCATCTATACGCCGTATCTTGAACATCACTCGAAAGGATTCGAATGGTGTACTCTGGCAGGTTCCGATGGCAACCCAGGAAACTGCCCTGACCCTGAATTCGCCTTCACGTTCTGCGGATTACGGGGTCCACATCGATGCCACCCGCGAACTGACTCGCCCCTCGGATCATTTCCAGGTGTTTGTCGACTACGACGAGGATTACCTTCGGTTTTCCTCTCCGTCCGCTACCGCAGGCACTTTGTACTTACAGGTCGAACGCCTTCCTCTGTCCCCCGTCACGGAATGCGACCAGCTACTCGAAGTTCGTCAGGAATACATCCCGGCACTTGTTGCGTGGATCACATTCCGTGCCTGGTTGAAACAGGATGGAGAAACTTTTGATGAGACGGCTTCCAGCCGTGCATTTGCACTCTTCGAACGGCATGTATCCCGAGCGAAATACGAGCTTCATCGACGGCATTCGACTCCGGGACTGGTCCGTTACGGAGGACTCTGACAATGGAGTTGGTCCTGGCATTGAAGTACAAAGGCTTGATTAGCTTTGATCAAGGGAGTTGGTCTGGTTCATGTCCGCAAGGATTGGCGGGGGGCTTTCATCCTTTTACGGCAGGTCAGGCCAACTCCACCATTTTGGAGTGGCCCCATGTTTGAACCCAAAGAATTTGATATCAAGATCAAGCAGGGGTCCCAGTACGAATTGGCATTCCACTGGTACGGTGGTGGCAAGGTAGTCCAGGCCATTGAGGACATCACCGTAGGGGCGCCCACCATCATCAAGATAACCGGGCATGGATTGCCCTCCGCGTCCCGAACGCCCATCATCGTGCAGAATGTGCGCGGGTTACCCATGCTGAACACCGGGCTAAAAGAATGCGACCGGTTGATGGCCACTTACATTGACCCCGATACGTTCTCTGTCGAAACGGATACTCGCGCGCATACCTGGCGTGCCGGCACCGGCTCAATTGTCTGGTATCAGCCCAAGGATTTGACCGGTTACACTGGCCGCATGCAGATTCGCGAATTCATCGATGATGCAGCCCCCCTGGTCAGTTTGACTTCTGGTTCCGGCATTACGATCAACACCGCCGATGCTCGTGTCACGGCGATTGTGAGTACTGCCGAATCCGAAGCACTGGACTTTATAGAAGGCGTATACGATCTTGAGCTGGTCGACTTGACCAGCGAAGCGGTACGGGTTCTATTTGGTAAGGTACTACTCAGCAAGGAAGTTACTCGTTAATTCGTAACAGGAGATTTGACTCATGGCTTCAGGAACAGAAATTGCCTATGCAACCGCCGCTGCGATGATCGACGGCCCCTTCAACACGTTGTTGAATGGTGGCGTCGGTAACGCAGTCATCGCGATCTACACTGGCGCACCGCCAGCCGATTGCGAGACGGCACCCACGGGAACGCTGCTCGGCGTTTGCCAGATGAACGCCACGCCCTTTGGTGCGGCGGCCAACCAAAACCCGGGCGCGCAGATTGCTGCGAATGCGATCTCGGATGACTCCAGTGCGGATACGACCGGCGTAGCCGGGTACTTCCGTGCTACCATTTCGGCAGACGGTGTGACACCGGATAACGCAGCTGTTATCCAGGGCACCGCAGGCGAAGCTGCAGATTCAACGGACCTGACTCTCGACGACAAGAATATTGTGGTCGGTGGCACCATCTCGATTACGGGATGGACCATCTTCCAGCCTGAGTCCTGAGTCGCAGCTTCTGTTACGAATGATGCAGCCTCTGTGATTGCAGAGGCTGCATTTGACTGGAGTCGCCATGATAATTGTCCCCCGCAAATTCATCTATGCAGGCGCCGTTCGTACCGGCAGTCATTTCATTTACGATACGTTGATGGAAAACTTCCCGGGCGCGATCCGCACGGTCCAGCACCACGAGTTGATCCCAGAGCTGCTTGTCGCCAAGCAAGCACATCAACTCCCGGTCTATACCGTTGTGCGTGACCCGGTATACCAGATTCATTCGCTGTGGCGGACGTTCCATCAGAAGTATCCCTTCATGGAATACAGCAAAACATTCAGTGAATTCCTGGATTACAAGAAGCCGCCCGAAGGCCCCAATGCCGCTTACAGCCCTACGGAAACTTTTCCGCCCGGGCATTGCGTCATGTACAAACATGTCGCGGACATGTTTTTCCCGTTCGAACCGAATTTCAAAACCTTTTTCAGCTTCATTGGCCTCAACAACGTCATTGAAACCGATCCCAAGGAAGTGGATGGTGCTGACATCTCCACAGAGGATCGAGAAAAAGCCCGGCGCTATTTCGCCAAGGATTACGAAATCTACGAGAACCAGCTGTTCAAGGCCAGCCAGGCCGCGTAGTTTTTCGCCACAAGGGAGTTGCTAGACCATGGCGTTTATACCCATTTCAGCCGACCCAAGTCTAGCAGCGGGATCTATCGCAACCGGGGACTTGTTCCCGGTTGTCGATATCAGCGAACCGCTGGCGGCAGACAAGAATAAATCTGTCACCTTCGGTGCGTTGACCACGTACCTCACCTCCAATCTGCCCTTTAACAACTACGTCCATCCCAACCACACCGGGGACGTAACCTCTGTTGCCGATGGTGCGACCACTATCGCCAATAATGCCGTAACCCTGGCCAAAATGGCCGACATGGCTACGGATTCTTTCCTGGGTCGTAATACAGCCGGTACGGGCGATCCGGAAGTGCTGTCCATGGCAACGGCCAAAACCATGCTCGATCTGGCCGGCACCAACAGTGGCGACCAGACCAGCATCGTGGGTATCACCGGGACCAAGTCCCAGTTTGATACGGCGCTCACCGATGGCAACTTTATGTACGTCGGCGATGCGCCGACCGCCCATAACCACGATGCCGACTACATCAGCATCGTCTCGACGCCAACGACGGGCAATTTCCCGCAGCTGACTGCTGGCGGCGAGCTGGTTAATTCTGCGTATGATGAAACATCGTTCGACGCTGCTGGTACGGCATCGTCTGCTGTATCAACCCACGAATCCACCTATGACCACACCAAGATCTACGATTGGAAAGCCGGTACGGAAACGGGTTTCCATTCGATGGGTATCGACGACAACATCGCCTCGGGAGGACCGAAACTTGTTGTAGGGGCAGACATCACCCTCACGCTGGGCGATGCACTCGGAGTAAATGACCTGCTGGTCAAAGCATCGGATGGCGACAACATCTTTACCGTGTCGAGCTACGGTAGGGTCGATGCCACCAACCAAGGAACCGGTTCGCCCAGTTTCGGGTTCCGGGATTGGTCTACTGGAACGCAGCTCAACACTGGCATCAGCGGCGAAGAAACCACCTTTACCATCGTCTGCAATAACGCTCAGCGAATGACGATCCATGGTGATTCGGGCTACACCACTTTTTGGCAGGGGGAGTTCAGACTTCCCGAAAAATCAGCGCACAACGCGGCTGCAACAGCATCTAATGGTTTGATCTGGGTCAAAAATGACATCCCCAATGCATTGATGTTTACGAACGATGCGGGAACGGACATGAATCTGGTCTATCCCGCATGGAGCCGCATACAGAGCACACCGACGACCCTTTCTGGTTACGGCATTTCTGACACGCAGGCCAATTTCAATACCGCGCTTTCAGAGCTTTCGCAGGTGGGGCATTTCACGACGGGTTCAGTGATTACGTTGCTAACGAACACATCAATTGGACCAATACATCATTCAGCTTAACCACGACGGGCACCGTTACTGGTAGCATCTTGGTTACAACCAGTGGCACGGTGCGCGAAAGTGCAACGGACGGATCTCTGCGATTGCAGGGTGCGAATGGTACCGCCACCGGAGCCATGATCGAGTTGTGGGGATCAACTTCAGCTAACCCCCATGACATGGATTTCGACGCTGCCGGTGCAGTAGAACTCAAGTACGATCACTCGGCCTCAAGCTGGGATTTCCAGGCTAACCTCGTAACGACAACGGGTGTCGTTTCTGGCGGTGGATTCGAAGCTGCAGGCGCAGGCACTGTCGGCATTTACCGCGATTTTGCAAACGTCATTCTGAGCCTTTCTGGTGATTTGGATAGCACTTCCGGTGCAAATATCCAGCTGTACGGTTCTGCCTATACCGGCAAACTGGGTTACATGGAGTTCCGAAACGGCTCCACGATCACCGCGCAATACGCGCCGCTCCTTTCGACCTGGGACTTCCAGGCCAACGCTATTACGACAACCGGCACGTTGTCTTCTGGGAATGCTACCTTTCCAGAAATCATGCTGACCAACCCTTTCGGGGAAATCCTGAAAGACGACAACACCGGGGCCATAAATATCGCCG